TCATCGCTAACAACAACACGAATGTTTGAAGATTGGTTGTTGAATCTTCCGTATTCTCTGTAACGACCTTCTGATTCATCCCATTCCAAGTATTTGTCACCGATTTTTCTTCCAATGTAATTTTCTGACTGTGGGTTTAAGTTGCACTGTGAAAATCTTTCAACAAATCTTACAGCATTATCAGAGTCTTTTGCTAATCTAACCACGACTGAGAATGTTCCATATGGATCGTCGTCTGTGGTTGATACACGAATATCTTCAATTGAAATTTTGTATTTTTGACCTTCGGTAAGACCAGCGTTCACTGTTTCAAAGTAAAACAAGCTTGGTGTTCTTCCAGCAGAAACTCCGAATGATGCTGTGTCGTTGCTCAAATCTTGAGAAAAGACCATTGGCGTTCTTGCAGATCTAAACGGCTTTCTGTGTTGGGCTCGGTCATTTTCGAGACCGGCGTTTTCCAGTGGTAAAATAATACCATACAAGCCGCCAGCCTCAGTTGTACCGTGCGTATTGAGGCTGTGACCTGCTCCACCGTCAGTCAACCAGTTTTCATATGTTTCACCAAGCCAGTAGCTAGCAGTGAGTGCAGCAGATCCAACGCTACTATTTGTAAGTGTTGGGTTGGTGTTGAATACTTTTCTAATAAACTTATCACTAGCTTCATTGAAGTTGAATTCTGTTGTGTAGCTAATAGCACTTAAGCTACTATCATATACTTGTGCTTTGAAGCCAAAGTCTGTTCCAACACTTTTTACAACAACACCCAGACTAGAGGTTATGTCAGACCCTTGGAACAAAGTACCTGATAAGCGAATGTGCCCTTGTTCACAATACCAAACAGCGGCAAGAGATCCAGTTTGATCATTTTGAGCGGAAGATGAGGGGAAAATATACAATCCATATGCACCACCGTCGGGATTGGAACCTCCGTAATCGGCTGCTGCTGTTTTCCAACCAGCTTTACCAGCATCAGTGGCGTCTTCGCTTTCAGCACCAAGAAGACGAACAACATTTACAGGCGCACTGTTTCTCAAGTAAGCTTGAGCAGCGTATGCTGCATAAGTTGGGGCAGTATAATTACCATTTCTCCAAACGTCTTTACCATCTCCTCCCGGCATTGCTTCACCAAAAATGTTGATGAATTCAGAGTATGATTGAACCTTTACAGGACGCATTGATGGTCCTCTGTCCAATCTACCAATAATCGTTGGTCCGATTGCATCGGAAACATTATTTAGCGCAGAGTTATCAATCTCGTTGATAAAAACTCCGGGGGATACAAACTTGAATTGCTTAACTGACATGTTGTTGATCTCCTTATTACAATAAGTGTATTAGTTTACAATAATTTCTCTTATAATTAGTGTGCTAAAGTGCGAAAAACTCCAGTATCGTCTATTTTTATTTTTCTAACTATATGGATCTTCTTCAGGTAAGTTTGGATTCCAGCCCTCGGGATATTTTCCGACGCCGGGATTGGTGGTTTTGTCCGTTGTGTGCCCTTCGGCAGCAATAAGATCTGCTTGTGATATGTTTTGAGGAATGTCTCCAAATATAGATTCTTCTTTTGTGAATGCAATGTCCACAGCACTCTCTACAAATCTAACTTTAGGTCCGTCTTCGTTTTCTTCTGAGCCTAGAATATAGCCGAGAACATTTATATCAAATTGGGTTTCAATGGTTCTCTCATCGGCTCCCATAGAAGAAAGATTGTTTTGTGGAGCAAAGTTTTCTTGCAGAAATGCCTCGTATCTGTGACCATCTTTTGCAATAAAGAAAGAATTTATACCAGCACCTTTATTTAGAAAAGGAAGGAGGGCTTGATTCATTTGTTGAATGTATTGTGTCCTGACAGTAACTTGGTATGTTATATACAAATAAACTGGCATTGGAGCATAAGCATACTGATATACGGTCTTCTCTGGTGGGGAAGGGAAGTTTATTTGTCCTATACTTCTTTTTAGTCTTGCGCCTTCAAAGTTTGAAGTCTTATCTTGTTTTATTCTTTTTTCAATGATAATTGAATTATTTGGGAAGCCCACTGGTACATTGCCGTACACACTTCCTTTTTTTGTAAGACTTTTTTGCATTGCTGTTCTTTCTATAGTCAAGACTGGTAAAACAATCGTACCGTCTGAATCTCTGTACTCTTTGTTCTTTTTAGACTGATACGCTCTCTCTGCCGACACCCAAATGACGGGCAATGGCTCAAAACCTTTGTTCCCAATAACATGAGTGTTCATATCACGGACATGATCTAGCATAGCACCGTCGATAGTTTCAATGGACGACATTTTAATTGGAACATCTTCTTTATACTTGCTCATATCTTATTATGGGTATGAATTAGGGTTACCCACTATACCTCCCGCATCAAAAATACTTTTTCTTGCCTTTATACACTCAGCAGATATCTCTACTCTATGATCATTTTGACCAAAAAGCTCTCTAGGTTCGTTTAGAACAACAATTTCATAGTAACTTTGCCCATATAGCACAAAATCCCCTTCACGAACAAAGAGATCTTGGTCCTCAGTCAGTCTTCTTTTATGAAAATGTATGTTTATACGAGGTCTTCTGTTTATCCCAAGGTGTGTGTTCTCTGTTTCATACCCCTGCCATTCCACAAGAGCATAAACTCTAATTGGGGGCAAAAAAGTCTTGTTTAGTGCCTCACCATATATCTCGTGGTAGTTTGTGTGATCTAAACTTATAGGATAATATAGAATTTGTTGACCAATGACTCTTTCAATAAGCTCATCATTGACCTGTTTAACAAGATCACGTTCCTTTTTCCCTGTAAACAAAGGAGGAGGGGGCTGGCTAGGTTGTTCCCATTTGTTTCTTGCCATTTATCTATCCTACGAATACCGCTGCGGGTATTTGCTGCATCACTTTACTAGAGTTTTCTACAACAGTTGCATCATCTTCAGCTAACTGCTTGTATGTAAGCTGGTCCAGCACTGTTTTCAATTCTTCTCTGAGCTTTTCTTGTTCATCTTTTGCTTGACTTATTAAGTCACTGCCGTTTAGAGTAATATCATTCCCCGGTATTGGCAATGTTGCAAATTTAGATCTTACAAGTCCAAGCATTTCTTTTGCAAGCGAAAGAGCAAATCTTCTAATCCACTGCTTACCGATTGCGTTGATGTTTTCATATGGTATGTTTTGGAATGGCAACGTATTCATATTGTTTACGCCGTCTATTCCTGTGTTTACACTAGAATCTGCTTCTGTATATGGATCGGAGTCAACAGAGAATTCCACCCAAAACTTTGTTGGCGAGTAATTGTCTCTAGGGATTGGGAATAATCTCAACTGATTGTTTTTTAGCTCATATGACCAGTGAGAAACACGAGTATACAAAGCATCCTCGTAAGCCATTGCTTGAGATTTGTTTTGCCAAGTAGGAACTATCTGAAATGTTGAATCATCTGCATATTGCCCATACGTTGATAAGTTACCAACAACATTCAGACCACCATAATATCCATAGAATCTCCACATGGCTGCTGGAGTCTTATAAAAGACCCTCCTAATGGTCACTCTCTTGTCACCGACTTTTTGATAATACGGGACGCTGGCTGAAAGTGCTGAAGAACCAGATATAATTTCTTGTAAGTTATAGTCCTGCTGACCGCCGGTCATATTGAATGAAGCAGAGTAAATTGGTACAGTGCCTCCGATTCCTACTTCTGTAGAAATACCTTCTGCCACTGTTTTAGCGTATTGAAAATTGAATTTTGGGTATTTCAATTCTATATTTGATCCAGATAAGCTATTGCCACTTTCAATTTGACCATCTTGATCAAATGATGCCGTCGTTGCTCCCAAAAGATCGGATAGCACATTCTTTGCCTGATGTGAATTTACAATATAAGAGTATTCTAAAACTGCTTCTTCATACGCAGAATACACCTGATATTCCGTTATTTCTAGATCCAACACATCACCACCTAATTTTTTATAGGTGTACGCAACTTGGTCTACTGCTCCAGAAACAAACGCAGCGGAAGTATATACTCCAAATGGCAACGGATTTGTAGCCGAATTAACGTTTGAGTGAGCGCCGGTAACCGGCAGGACAATTGCACTAGTAGTGCTTGCAGGTGTTAGTGTTGGGACAGACATGCATAGATTCCTCCACCTATAAATAGCTTGGCGTTCAAGTAATAGAAATAAAAAAACCCCGCTTCCAACCGAAATTAGAAGCAGGGTCTTGTTTTTGTTACAGTTTAGTTAGCTGTATTAGTCAACAAGGTTGTGACAGATAACCAATCCGTACATATCAGGACGTACCATCTTCTTCGCATAGCGAGTCATGACTCCCTTACGAGGCACGAAGTCTTCCGTACCAAAGATGGTAGGAGTGACTTGCAGTGGCACATAAGGTGCGTACACATATCCGCTTTCTAAGAAGCTTCCACCCTTGCGTCCAACAAGAACTACGTTTCTGATAAAGTAAGGATCAACATAAATGTCGAACTTCTTACTAATCTGACCAACTTTTACAGCACCTGCGGAACCTCTTGGGGTATCAGCAGTAACAGAAGCTCTGAAACCACTAGTGAACTCAAGAATGTTCGCAACTTCTGGGGAACAAACCAAGAAGTTTGCACCGCCACGGAGTGTCTTTCTGTGGATTTGAGCCGATACATCGTTGATAGTTTCAAGTAATGTTTCGTACCATTCAGACACAGTACCTGTGAAGTCAGGTGGAGCAGTCGCACTAGTAATCTTAACACCAGTCTCTCTGTTCAGGAATTGACCCGGACGACGTGACCAGTGAAGAGAAGCAGCAGATGCACCTTTTACAAGATCATTGAGCAACTCACGGTCGATCTCAAGAGCAATTTGCTCAGAGAGGATGCTTGTAAGCTCAACTTCTGCATCAAGGTTGTGGTAAGCTTGGAGATCTTGTCCAAGTTCTGGTGTCCACTTAGCCTTGAGTTTCTTGGTTACTGCGGTTACGCTGACAGAATCAACTTTGATGTCGATTTCTGGCATGACATCTACTGCGTTTCCGTTGAAAGCTCCTCCAGCATCATTTGAACCTTCAAGAGCCCATGGGGAAGTACCAGCAAGTGCTCCAAGAGCGTCAGCACCAACATTCTGGAATGCATCGGCTTGAGCGAACTCAACTCCCGGTGCTCCAGCGGTTGGGATATGGATATCAATAGCACCGCTTAGATCGTTTGTTATAGTGGATGTACCAGCAGATGCAGTGGATTCAAAAACAAGCAACATGCTGGTTGTAGCGGTGTTGCCCAAATCGAGTCCGTTGACGGAAGTGTTGACATTTGCGGCATTTCTACCTGCAACAGTTGTCAAGCGACGTACCAAGCGCCCTGCGGCGAAGGAACTAGTAAGAGCAACCGTTATGAAGTCATTACGATTGATCTGACCATCAAGATTTGCACAAGTTGTTGTAGCTACAACAACAGACTTACCTTCAAGGTCTGGGTCATACTGCACAAGATCACTCAAGTAAGTGGTCTTTCCACCAAGTGTAGCAGGGGTCAATGAACTTTCAACGTCATCAGAAACTCCAGAGCCAACAACACCAGAAGCAATAACAGTGAAGCTTGCAAGTGCTTGAGATCCAGTTGGTGATGAGTATCCATTGTTAAGTGCATAGAAGCTGCGCTCTGCTGCTGCAAGACTCAAATCCACACCACCTGTAAGTTGTGAACCAACAACTCCTCCGCCATAAAGCGAAGCGTCTTGTCCTTGATCCAAGCGAGCGTTGCTCAAAGTGAAATCAAGGAAGAAAATAAGACCTGATGGTAAGCTCATTGGCTGAACTGATACCAAGTCATTAGCGACCAAACTACCGAATACACGGCGAACGATTGGGAATGCTACAGCAGCGAAACCTTGAACGTCTCCCGCTGCCATGGATGAACTTTCACGAAGAAGTTCCTTCGCTTGGTTCTCTAAAAGACGTGACATAGACGCCTTTGTGTTATCGTTATCTAATCCCTCAAGGAGGCCGGTCTTTTCCCACTTATTAAGCAGGGCAGTACCTTCCTTTTGGAGATTACGATTAACGATGCCTTCTGTTAATTTATCTAAAACTGACATTGTTTTTTTCTCCTATATTAGTTTATACCAGCTAAAATTTTCATCCTATCCGAAAACGAATGGGAATCTTTTTCTACCCTTCTAGGTAATGTTGTAGACCTTCTCTCAACTGCCTCGCTAAGTGATTTTGGCGCAACTTTCTTATTGTTTGGTTGTGCTCCCACTGTGCTTTGAAGTGCCTCGAAAATTGTCTTTGTCTCTTCCACAGATCCAGATTTCATGATTGCTTCGACAATCTTTTGTTTTTGCCGCTCATTCAGGGAGTCATCAACCAAGGTCTGGTTTGTGTAGAGTAGTTTTGCGTTCTGAAGATTTACCTCAGATAAGGTGTTCTTCATTTGCAAAAGCATTTCTTTGTATTTATCTGCTTTTTCTTCAAGCCTATAAATTTCGTTCTCAGCGGCTTCTAATACTTTTAGAGCCTCGCTAAGATCTTTATCATCTTTATCTTCTTCTTCTAGTTCTTTTACATCAAGTGGCTCTTCCACTTTTGTTTGAAGAATATCAATTTCATGCTCAACGCTTGAATCTGGTCTTTGTAGCCAGCCAGCCTTTGTAGGCTCCATGTCAAGTGTGAGTTCTTCTAAAATATCTACGAGTTCTTCTTCAGTAATTTGAATTTCCTCTTCAACTTCCTCATCATCTTCATGTACGCCTTCTTCTAAAGCTAACGGAGAATCCAAAGCAGGAATCCCTCCCCCCGCCTCTTCATCTGAAGCTTGCATTTGTTGTGCCAATTGATCAAAGTCGATTTCGACTTCTTCTTCGTCATCTGGGCAGGGGCAAAGCTTGTCTCCACCGGTCGCCGCTAAAGGCATTTGTTGTGCTAATTCTTCATCAGACTCTAAACCATCTTCATCGTCTAATGGTTCCTCAAGCGGATCTTCTTCGTCTTGCTCTAAAAGAGCTTCAACAGCATTTTTGATCTCTGCTTGATATTTTTCAATAACAGCTTGTTCTGCATTCTGCAATGCAGCTTCTTTGAGCGCTTCTGCATCGACAATCGCTTGTTCTAACATATTAGACATTTCTTTGCTCCTATACTTAAATGCTTGTAGATATATTGCATCGTTTATAATTAGTGAATAAAATACGAAAAAGCCTTTTTAGTTTATATTGGCGTATCCGAATCTTTGCTGGACTGCTTTGAGTATTTTTTGTCTTTCCCTTAGGTCATAATGGCGGTTTGAGAATAATATAAATGCTATGTCTCCATCTAAAAATCCGGGGGAATGGATGTTTCTAAAAACTTGCATTGGTGCTGTATCAAAACCTTCCGAAGCCATCGTTGTGGCATCTCCACTTGTCACATTAGAGGCATTATCTGGTGATTCGGATGTAACAGTCACTGCGCTAACGGCTTCTTTGTTGTACGCATTCATAGTAAATGCACCTGCTGCTGCAACGCCTGAATTTATTTGCCACTCATAATAAGAAAGCATATATGCATCTCTTACATTTGTCATTGTGGGTGGAGTATCTGTTGCTGTGCCAGAAGTATCATAAAAACTATTTAAGCCAAAGTTTCCGCCAGATCCCTGTCCGTACACTTCCACTCTAATTTTATCTACTGTTATTTCTCGTGCTGCTATGCCAAATCTACACTTAGGGACTGGCTCTGTTGGATTAAGACCTCCGAATGGTCCTTCATTATCGCCGTTGTCGCCTTTTTTAAACAAAACAAATGCACTGGTTGTACTAGACCAGTCAATATTGCCACTTTCCATTATATCATCAACACCATCACTTCTCAGCACTGGTTTTCCGTTTAGACCGCTATGGATATAATGTGGTTTGTTCGCTGCTGTGGTTTGTGATAGGTCTTGCCCGTCTGGTCCTTTATCATACCAAGTGGTGACATCTGAATCATTTGCTAAACTTGCAAGTCTAGCATCGGTTGAATCATACCAGCCCTTAATATCGCTGGCACCGAAATGACGAATGATTCTATCTGGACCTACATCAGCAACTCGGCGTTTTCCAGCCTGAGTGGAGGAGATAGATTTTGCTCTTTTAGATCCTAAACCATTCCTGTTCATTCACTAGCCCACCCCTACAGAACCAGACCAATTTGGTCCCGGTAATTCTCTAGTTTGAATTCCTGTCAATCCTGCAACGATAGATGCAGATGTTTCTGTTCCGGCAGTGTCACTCAGCAAATAAACACTTGTGACTCTAAATTCCCCAGTATAGGAGTCTCCGTTATCCAAAGTGAAATAATAATTGCTACCTCCAGCAGCAGATCCTGTAACTCCCAGAGAACTAAATCCAAATCTAAGTGGCACATTTGTACCTGTGTTTGTATTTGAAATTGTTACAAACTTTGTTACATGTGGAAAAGTCACTTCTGTTGGGGTGCTCCCAGCAGCGGCAACTGTAAAAGAAGCTGTTGCATATGGTATACCAGAAATTTGGTATGAACCGACATTGCCAACCCCTTTTGAATATTGATAATAATTACCCATTTATCTTCCCCTCTCTAATTGTATTTCTTTTGCCTTTTTCTTGGCTAAATCTCTTTCGTGTGCTCGCTTTTGCGCTTGCTTGATTCTTCTTCTTTTGTCGGACCTTTTTTCATGAAACCTGCGGTCTCTGTATTCTTCCATGATGCCAGATTTTTTTACCTTTCTAATAAATCTTTTTATCATTCTGCCGGGATCTTCTCCCGGTCTTAGAGTAACTTCTACATTAACTGGTTTAGCCATTCTTTATCACCTTCCAAGTATCACCAAAAATTCCCGCCAAATCGGAAATGTCAACACCGGGATCTCTAGGATCTACACCACTCAGTGCGTTTTTTGGTCCTCCCGGTCCAATTTCGCCGGAAGAAGAAAGAGGTTCAGTGCCCTCAAAAATATTGACTCCATTCATTGAGTCTTTGCCAATAGCATCTAACATTTTTTGCCTTTGCTCTTTCAGGTTTGCTAGAGCCTCAGACTCTCTTCTATTGGAAAGAGATTCTTGCTTTGGCTGTTCAAACTGTTTTTGTTCTACAATCGTTGATGACGACAAGCCCATTGCCACCTCTGAAATTACTTTAGACAAAACGCCGTCTTCTAAAAGAGATTCTTGAATGCATTCTTTTACAATTGGCTTTATTATCTTTTTCAGATCTGACCTTTTCATTTAGTCCTCCAGAACATAATTCAAAGCACGATTGATTCTATCTGCTTTGGTAAAAATTTGTTTTTCAACACCCTCTTGAAGAGACATATATGCTCCGGGTGTTGATGGTTCAGAAACAAAATCAAAACAAATCAATTGAAAATCTTCTTGAACTGTGACTGTGCCGTTGGCTCCCTCAGAGACAGATCCCAATCCTCTAGATGAGATACCTAAAGAAACTCCAGAATCCACGAGAGAACGAAGAACTTGACCAGATGGTGTGTCTAAAACTTTGACTTTCCCCATTACTGAATTACCGTCCCACCAAACATCTGTTACAAGATGCGATGCGTTCTTGAGGTTGATCACAGAATCGTCAGGGTGGTCTAATTCTCCCAATGCTCTTCTCTCTCTAACAAGCTTGTCATAATTTTGCATCTCACGGCGCAGGACCTTTTGTGGGTATACTCTACCGTTGCCATTTTGGACTTCGGCTTCTTGCAGCTTTCCAGTGAGAATCATTCCACCATTAGCCACAAACTTCTTTTCAGCCTCAGTAAGAAGGTCTTGACAGACACCTCCCTCGCAAAGTTCATAATATTCTCTCAAAAGTTTTTTCGACATAATCTATTTCCTCATACGGGCGCAACCCGTTCGGGTTTGGACCCCTTACAACATCTTCTAACCGGTTGTAATTTCCAGCGTTTCATTTCAGCCTCCGCTAATTTTTATACCAGAATCATCAAAAATTACGCTAATAATGTATGATGTTCCGGAACTTAGCCAACCTAATATCAATAAATTGGCGATATTATAATCAAATGTAAATAGTTCTGTAAAACCGTTTATCCCAAACAAAAAGGCTCCAACCCAGAAGCCTGTACACATGGGACAATGCACGAGTTTGCCAAGCCATTCAGACTTTTCTAGAATGTAATCTCTTTGTTTTTCAAATATGCTACCGTAAACTAAGATTTGAGTTAATCCATAAGAAGTGAGAATAAAATATAAAAGTTCCAAAAATACCTCTCTTGTTATCTATATTCGTAGTAAAGTCCGTAAGGTGCCATGCCGGGGAAGATTGAGCCCTTGGTTTCTTCTTGCGGTACTTCACCAAGTTCTGTGGAGTGTTCTGCATCAGGATCAACCAACTCGTCTTCCAGTTGATCGTGATAAGCGTTGATGTGTTCGTAATATGGCTTTTCTTCTTCTAAAAATCTAGAGATATTGTACAAGACGCTTTGTGTAGCATCTACTCCTTCTACCTTAGATTCTGGAATAATTGCTTCTAGAGAGTTATACACGTTACCACCTTGTACAGATCCTAATTGGATCACGCCTCTTTTTCTCAAAAAAGAAAACAATCTGTCTTGAGCTTCATAAACGTGCTTGCTGTGCTTTTCTTTTGCAAATGTAACAACTTTTTTAGTTTCTGGTAATACAGCAATATCAATTTCTGGATGGTCGAATATCATGAAGTTGCCGTCTAAGCTTTTCTTGATATTCATAGAAACAGTTGCTTGAGGATCTTTTTTTACTTCCTCTTGTGGTGTTTCTTGTTGTTTGGCTTTTCCGCCTACTTTTATTGTTAATGCCATTAGTCTTGTATCTCTCTAACTAGATTTTGTACTCTTAGAACTTTTTTGACCATATCTCCTGATACAGCCTGTTCTTTGAATGATTCGAGAAGAGCAAGAATAGCTTGGGTTTTTTCAAGCATTTCTGTATCTTCTACAATTTCTTTTACATTATTGCTTTCAGAAAGGGCGCTTTTCAATCTACCGACTTCCTCGTTTAGGTAAACATTCAAATCAAGCCCATTATCAGAAAAGGACATAATATACTTTTGAAGTAACTTTTTTTGCTCTTCGTGTAAATCTGCCGTTTCGTATTGCTTGTTGTATCTCTCAACAAACTTTTTGATTACTAAACTATCCACTTTCTTTTCTTTACTCTCTGTCAATTGTTCAACGGCAGTTAGAGTTTCAAGTATCGTGGTTTCTAATAAAACCTTTTTCTTTGGTGAAAGTGTGTTATTGAATATCTGGTGGATTGTTGCAATACTTTTATAGTTTGGTACAAACTGAGAGAACACTTCTGGAGAGAGTTCTTTGTTTATCTTATTAATGAGCGCACTCTGTTCTTGAAAAAGTTTTTCTTTGTTGAGTTTGCTATGTTGGCTTTTAGCTTCAAAGATTAGTTTTTCTGCGACATAAGGTTGGAGCCCGGACTGCTCTTGCAATGACTTATAAATTTCTAACTCTTTTTTCAAGAGTGTGCCTTTTCCAAAATGCTCTTTTACAATTCTGCTAACTTTTACGCCGTACTCAGATCTTTTTTGTATGACAGATTTAGTCAATTCTCTGACTAAAACCTCAAACAAAAAGGCAGTGTTTCTTTTCTTATTGTGCTTTAGCTTCATTATCTTTGGACTCCAATTCGTTTATAAGTTTCTTTATTTCATTGTTTACTTCAAATACTTTTTTCTCTTCGTCTTTATAATTAGCATCTTTACCTTCGTAAATTCCTTTTGCCAATTCAAATCCCTTAAAGATGTTTCTTGTGTTTCCTAACCCAACCTCATTTGCATATTTGCTCTTGTGATTCTTTTTTCTATCACCTGCTGGGTTCCTGCTAATTCGAGGGGTATAGTGCTTACCTTTAGACTTAGGGGTTGTAGTCATCATGCGACCATTATCATCTCTTTTTGCTGGTGGTTCGGCACCAGCGTCATCTGGTGTTGCCAGAAGAACATCGTCTCCTCCGCCTTCTTCTGCCCCGCCTTCTTCTCCACCGAGATCTTCACCGCCTCCAAGGTCCTCGGCACCGAGGTCTTCACCGCCGCCAAGGTCTTCTTCGCCACCTGCACCCATGTCTGCTCCGAGTGCTCCTCCTCCTGCGCCATCGGCAGTGGCTGCTTCTCCAGCAGCATCAAGAAGGGCTTGGACCTTTCTATCATGGAACATTTCTCTTTGAACTCTCAAGAACTCTTCATCGGACAAGTTGAAGATATTATGTGCAACCCATCGTTTACTGAAGAAGCCTTCAGTTGCATTTGAAGCGATTTCAAACTTTGTTCTCCAATGTTCTAGCTCTTGCAACTCTGCAATTCTAGATGGGTTATTTAAGTACAGTTTGAAAGAAATAAGATCTTCTTGTCTAAATCCCAAAGTGTATAGGTGAATAATTCCAATCTTTTCTAACTCAGTTATAACTGCTCGCTGCAATCTTTGAATTGTTCTAGCAAAGCGAATGTCTTTTTGAGCCAAAGTTGTTTTATCTTCAGCGCCCTCTTCAGAAGTTGTAAGATAAGAAGAAGGAATTTTGATAGCAGAGAAAAGTTTGTCTCTAAGATATTTTACATCATCAATATCACCTGTGTAAGTCCCGCCAGCTAGTGTTTCAATTTTAGAGCTAACGTTTCCTCTTGTAGGTATGAAGTAGTCTTCCTCAACTGACATTGGATTATAACGAAGATCAACACGTCCAGTGGTCGGGTCAACAACCTGATTACGCTTCATTTGTGTCATAACCTTTTGCATGTATTGCTCAATATCTTGTGGAGATATGTTACCAACATCAATATAAAACACACGACGTTCTGGTGAGCGAACAATACGATAAGCCATCATTGCGTCTTCAAGAAGAGTAAGCTGTCTCCAAATGCGACGGGCTGGCTCTAAAACAGATGTTCCATATGGAGCGTACTTGTCATTACCTAAAATTCTAAAGTGTCCGATTTGCCAGTTTTCAAAAGTAAGACCCCCAGAATTCCACTGGTATTGGACGTAGTTTGGATTTGTTTTGTCTTCACCCTCCAATCTTTCAATCTCAGCAGTTGGCAAACCAATTACATTTGTGATTCCCATTTTCTCATCGATATCAAGATAGAGGAAATAGTCACCAAACTTACACATAGTTCGACACCAACCAAACAAGTTGTGATCAATATTAAGAACATTGTGATAGAGTGTTTCTAGCACAGCCTTGATTTCATCATTTGGGCAATCAATCCGTAAAAGCTCCTGCAATTCGGAAGATGTTGTCATCTCGTCAGCATAAATATCCATTGCAGAGGCTAACTCTGGCATGTATTCCATTTGATCAAAATCTGCATATCTTTCTGCTCTGCTAAGATTTCCCATCACAGAGTTCATAGGATAACCACTAAGCGGCTCGTATGAAGCTTTTTTGAATGACATACCACTAGCTGATGTAAAGTCGTACTTATTTAGCTGACCTCTTCGCAGTTGTCGTGGGGTTTGGGCACGATAATTTACAATTGGACCAGAGAAGAGTCTGGTCAACCTCTTGAATAGTGGTGAATTTGCTTGTCTTGGGTTTTTTCTTTGGTCAGCCATCTATTTTATCCTTTGTAAAGCCATTCAAATTGTTGTTGCTTTTTTATTTTATCACCCTCTTTCACTTCTTTATACCCTTTCATTCCCGGTATGCTAGTATTGAGCGATGTCTTAGTTGTGATCATGGAACTAATAAAAGCTTTATTATATTCCATTGCTCTTCTGTTTGTTGTTAGGGCAGTATCTTTTACCCAACAAGCAATTGCAATACTCATAGTGAGGTCATCGTTATAACCTCTCATTGCTTGCGCTCTTCCATTGTTCCAAATAAAAGTCCTCAGTTCATTAGTGAGACGTACCGAGCGCAAAGTAATTAGTTGATTTCTTACGAATTCCTCTAGTTTAGCAATAATTAGTGGTCTCGTCTTCATAGATGTGGTAAAACCCGCTACAGTATTTGATTGATGTTCTGCAACAACTTGTTCCACATATTCGTGAGTTGACTTGACCGAGTAGTATAGATTAGGATATTCATACTCATTTGTTAACTTTTCTAGTACAGAAAAACCAATGTTGTTATTCTCAACTACAAGAAGGCAATCGCCGTATTCTCTGCCAGTCTGGTTTAGCAAACTGGCGTACATCTCTAAGTTTGGCTTGCCTTGGTATTCTGCAACTTGCTCCATGGTGTCTGCGTTTATAATGTGGAAAGCAGAATGGTCTCGACCGTCTCCTCTCGCTACGTCAGCCACTAATACATAAGTATTGCCAGATTGATATGGCTCCCAAATCCATAAATTTCTGTCAAATCCAGTTTTGTATTTTGGTTCACAAATTGTATTTTCTTCCATATTAACAATGTCGTCTGGGTGGATAACCGATTCTCCCGAAGTATTGAAGTTGCACTCAAGCTCTTGTGCGATCTGTCTTCTTGACATGTTTCTTGTTTCTTTTTCAAACCATGCTTTGTCCCTTTCAGGATGTACATCCCACGGAAGAATAGTTGGATGAAAATCGTTATTTTGGACTTCAGCATCAGAGTAAGTTTGGTGAAACCAGTTACCAACACCGTTTGGCGTGGAAAGTGCGATGCAACGACCACCAGTAGACAGTGTAGGGTACAAACCTGTCCAAAGCTCATCTAAACCCTCAACGTGTGCTGCCTCATCAACAACAAGAAGCGAAAGAGCTTCCGAACGACCTGCATCTCCAGAAGTTGAAGAAGCTTTGATTTGAGATCCATTACTCAATTCAAATGATGCTCTGTTATCAATTGATACCTCTGCGATGCGAATCCATTCAGGCAAGTTTTTTATCATGCTTTTCACCTTCTTTACAAGGTTGGTTGCAGTTCCAAACTTAGTGGCGATAACAAGAATGTTTTTGTCCCTGTGGAAGACCATCATCCAAGCAACGTAAGCAGCGACAATGGTAGAGATGCCTAGCTGTCTAGCTTTTAGCACAATATTGAAACGATAATCATTGAAGTCTTCCAGCAGGTCTGCTTGGAAGTCAAAGGTCTTGAAAGGTATTTGCCCTTCAAGAGGATGTGATATTTTTACATAATTATTTATGAAGTGTGTGGGATCTTTACCACACTTGATGATTTCTTGAACTATTTGCTTTTTTGATAATTGATATCCAGCCATTCCACGACCTTGTTGTTATTTTATAATCTCTTTGAAAAAAGCAATTGTTCCATTGTGAATTTTGCCCTCTTTAAGAGATGCAAAATTTCCATTTAGTATAGCCACCACCTGATCTCTCATCATGTTTATTAGTGGTCTATCTTTTTGTTCAAAATCACGACGTATTGATGGGGCAGCAGCAGCCCCCTTAGAGATTTCGTCAGCGGCTTTATCAAACAACGCTCCAATTTTTTCACCAGAAATGCCTTTATTTCTCAATTGATTTAGTGTCTTTTGAAGTTCTGGACCGGGAATGCGCTTGAGCGAACTACCCTTCTTCTTCTTTTTCTTCTCCGGACTTGGTTTTGCCTTTTCACCGGATGGCGAAGCTTGGCTGGTGGCGCTAGTTTGTTGACCTCTTTTGAGTGAGGACTTAAAATTATCTAAAAAAGACCTAACGTCTTCTTCGATCATTTTTCTAGTCAGCTTATCGCTCATACTTTGTACAAATCCTTTAGAGTCTGACCACCCTCATCCTTGGAGGAGTAATTGCTAGGTTTTTTAGCACCAGTGTAAGAATCTTTAGCTGTCTGCATAAAGTTTTTGATAGCTGAATCTAAATCCTTAATATGCGGGTCCTTGTTTCTATCCACTTCCTCTACACCTACTACATCACCTAAGCCACCAATTTTATAGTGTTGGGTTGCACAAACATCTGTTCTTTGTCTAGAAATAGATTGAACAAGGATATCAATTTCTCCATCTTTGGTAAGAGAGAGGGTCTCGCCAGTAACTTTTTTATATTCTTTTGTCAAAAACTTTTTGATGTTTTCAATCATAGAAGCAATATCACTTTCAAATTTATTGTCTTGGTGTACTTCTTTGAGTGTGCATTCTGACTGATAACTAATCTTTAGGCGATTGCCAGCAATTGTACACCCAAAGCCATCCATGACCCTCTTGTCTGTGATTTTTACTTCCTCTTCTCTTCTCAGACCAATCTTGATTGGATCGCCATTTTCATCTAGTGCGCCATCATATGAGTTAGCGAGCACTTGAGAGATACCTCTTACAATTTCTAAAGCTGTTGCCATTATTCTTCTCCTCGACTATAATAATTGGATAAAAACTCTACTCTTTTATCTATGTTTAGCCACCTTTGTTCTTTGCCCTCGACGAATTTTAAGTAACAGTGGTGACAGCAATCGTACTTATTCATGTAAACGTCGTCTTTCTGTTCAAAAGAATAAACGAAGCAAGTAGGGCAAGTCCTATCTTCCTTGTTAGTAAGTAGTTTTTTTGAAACAAAAAAACCATTTGCTTCAATTTTCTCATCCGAAGTCTTGCTTTGGAGTTCTTGTTTGTATATTTGTTTTATTTCTTCAAGATATTTTTGTTCTTTTTCTTGAGTCCAAGTGGACCTTGGATTTTGAATTGCTTCTTCGCCATATTTCTTTGCAATTGCTTGCTCAAGCTTGGCGATATAATTTAGATCTTTTTTCATATTGAATGATTATACTTTTATTTCGTCTATCTTTTTACTCATATCTGCAAGTTTATTTTGCAAATCTGTTATTTTTTCATCTTGCTCTTTTACCCCTTCGACTAAAAAAGAGATAATGCGTATATAGTCCATGCTATTAGCATACTCAGGATCCGCTGACCATTCTACAATTTCTGGTAAAACTTTGCCGACTTCCTCTGCGATAAAGCCATAGTCTTTTTTGTCGGTGTCTTTCCAGTCATAAGAAACTCCATTTAGCTTTTTTAGGGTATCGATTGCATTTTCTAAGGGCTCTACATTCTTTTTGAATCGTATGGAAGAATAGGAAACAAAGGCATTTGCTTTTACTTTACCAGATGTGTCGCTTCTATCTGGCAAAGTTATTCCATGAGTGGCAGACGTGGCTCCTACCGCTAGGTGTTTTTCCACATGCACAACTGCACCAGATAAATGAAGACCACCCGTAGAAGATCCAGAAACAACAAGAGTATCATTATCATCATAAAATATTTTTGCATCATTATTAGGACCAAAGTTAAACGCCCCTGATGATCCCGTAGATGTAAATTGCAGTTCTCCTCCGATTTTCAAAGGAGATGCCCCTTCCAGTGTCCCATCTATTTGGATTTTAGAGCCAGACAGAAAAATGCCCTCACTAGAACCGGAGATAGCATTTGTTCCAAACTTGAGTTTAGTGTCTTGCGTTATTTGTAGATCTGTGCCGTCAAAAGTGAAATTGGGTATACCTGCACGTATCCCATTATCATTATATTGGATTTGCTGATTTGCACCCCTAGCAGCGGTACCATCAAAGGGCTCTTCTTTTACACGAATGTATTTTTGAATTTGCCCAAGGGTTCTAAATCTTTTAGCCATTGTTCTTTATCTCCACCGCAATTGCAAATACGGACACAGATATAATTATGCCACCGATCACTCCACCAGCTAACCACCAGTGAGAATAATCATTGGGCGATTCAAGGGCTAGTTCTTGAAGTCTGCCAATTTCTTCATCTTTTATGGTTAAAAGTTGCTCATACTTTTTTGTTGAAGACTTCAATTTTATGTCGCTAATCTGCAAGTCTAGCTCCAGTTGTGCAGATAACAGCTTTAGTTCTCTGTCTATCTCTAAGCGACATTCCTCTACTGTATACTTCTTGTCGGTGAGAACCTTGGCTGCTGCCGTTGGGTCCATTAGGACACCAGTAAAGGGTGCTTGTTGACCTTTCTGTATTTCAGTTATAACTCCCTCTTGCGCCCAAGCAGGGAAAGCAAAGAGTATAACTAAAAATATGGATAGTAGTTGTTTCATTA